AACAAAAACATTGACAATCCAGAAAAATACAAATACTACTTAGATGTTGTTGAACAAATGGAACCATATGCAAAAGATACCAAAGAAAGAGTAAGAGAAATCAATAGAGAATTATGTAAATTTAGTGGTGTAAAAGATATTAAAGAAACACCTTACCACTTAGAATGTGAGGACAGATATGGATTTAGTAAACCTAAATAATTTTTTTATAAAAGGTTATGTACAAGGTCAATTCTGGAAAGATGTAAGTCACTTCAAAGATTACGACATTAAAAATGCAGAAGACCCTAATGTAGGTGATGCGTGTAGTGTACCAAAAGAAGCAGAAAAAGAATTAAAACAATTACAGATAGAGATTGGTAAAAAACTAATCTCTAAAATTTACGATAAGTATGAGTATAGAAATGTAGGTGCATGGGAAGGGGTTGATGAAGGTTCAAACAAATGGCACAACGACCAACTTGACGGCAAAAATATGAATTCAAATGTGTTGGTTTATCTTGACGATACAAGAGAGTATAATAATAGTATTGATGTAAAAAGTCAAATAGAAGAATACAGTTTAACACCAAAAGATAATGAGTTTGTTTGGTTAAATCAAGGTAAAATGTATCAACACAAAGCCTCTCATAACGGAGGTAGAAGACGAATACTGTCTTTTGAATATTGGATAGAAGATATTAAATAATGTTTGATGATGTTAACATAGATGATTTTAATAGACTTGGATTTACTTTTTCAAGTATGCAAGATATGGTGCCTAAAGTATTTGAAACATACACATATTCAAATGCTTTGAATGGTGGTCCAATTGACATGGATCCTAAGGCTGCAAAATTATTAAGAAAGTTTGACAAGATAATCAAAGAACATTTACTTCAAAAGTATTATAGAGGTGTTGAAACACTAGGCCATGAAATGTGGCAAGGAGTACCACCAAATTTAAAGTATTTTCATAATGACCATTACCATCATAAATTAAGTCACAATACCAATGTGTTTATTTTTATTGATGAGTGTACACATGACAATATGAATTTCTTAGAAATAAGAGCAGGATTAGACGAGTTTTATCAGATTTTTCCAAATAAATTTGATATGATTTGGTTAAATCAAAGTGAACAATTTACTTACAAGATGATACACACATCAGGTAAAAATAGAATATTAAACTTTAGGTATTATATAGATGGACTTAATAATAAAACCAACTGAGTTATGTAATTTTAAATGTACATTCTGTTCTAGTACAAAAATTGCAGAGCATAAGAAGGATGTATTAGACCATGATTACATTTTTAAATTTCTCAAAAGATTTCCAGATACCAAAACTATAATTGTAAATGGTGGTGACCCATTGATGATGGAACCTGATTATTATTGGAAGATAATTGACCATTTAGAAGAACATAATTATGGAGCTACATTATCACTAACTACAAATTTATGGCCATTCTATAAGAAACCTGAAAAATGGAAAGATTTATTCAATCATACTAGAACAGGTATCGCAACATCTTTTCAATATGGTGGTGGTAGACTAAAAGGTGATTACTCAGAGTTTACAGAAGAAGACTTTTGGAAGTGTTCAGATGCAATGTTAGAATATTGTGGTTATAGACCAGATTTTATCGCAGTTATTGTACCAGAAAATGCACATACAGTCATTAAGACAGTCGAGTTGGCTAAGAAAATGGGTGTGGTTGCAAAAGTAAACTATGCAATGGCAAGTGGCGACCAAGAAAAACCATTTTTAAAAGCAGACATATACAAATCATATGTTGAAATATACAATGCTGGTTTAATGGAGTGGGAATATAACACTAAACAAATGGCAGTTAGATTACGAAGAGAACAAACAACATGTCCTCTAAGTAGAACATGTGATAGTGGCATTCGTGCATTTAATCCAGGTGGTGATTACTATTCGTGTGGTGCATTTGGTGATGACAAAGATAAACCTATTGACTTTGACAGAGAAATGAAAGGTGAGTTTTTTCAACCACTATCAAGTGATATGCATTTGTCTATGATGAAACAATCTTGTTTAACTTGTCCTATGTTTCAGATATGTAATGGTTGTAGAAAAACAATTAAAGATTATAAAGAACATGGTCTTGTAGAACAACACTGTAAGACTATGAAATCTGTAGCACCAGATATAATAAAAATTAATGGACTAAATAAGGAAGTAACACCTTATGTAGATGAAAGTATAAAAGTATATAATGATTAAAGAAGGATTTAATAATTTATGGTCAACGCCTGTTTATCTAACAAAGGCGAATATACCAGATACAATAACACAACACATACTTACTAATTATGGTGACAGTAATAAAGTTTCTGCTAATGTAAGTGGTGAAAATATATTAGATGACCCTAAACTAAACGAATTAAATAAATTTGTGATATCATCTTTTCAAGGCTATCTTGATAATTATGATATTAATTTAAAAAATGAAGATTATGATTTAAGAGCATGGATTACAGGTTACGGTACAAACTATGCAATGCCTAAACATAATCATTCAGGTTCGCATTTAAGTGCTGTATTTTATTTGTTATGTGAAGAAAAGAATGGTGGTAATATAGTATTGCATGACCCACGAACAAATGCTAATCGTGGTTATATTGATGAGTTTCAATCAATGTTTGAAAAGATTAGATTTACACCATCGAGTGGTGATGTATTAATATTTCCTAGTTTTTTATATCACAATGTAGAAACTTTTAATGGTAAAATGAGATTGGCTATGCCAGTAGATTTAACAATATATAAATGAAACCTATAACTGTATCAATTAATCCTAGTTACTTTTGCAATTTTAGTTGTGACTTTTGTTATCTTACACCAGAACAATTAAAAGACCAGAAAAGAATTAGCTTAGTTGACTTAGATAAAAGATTAAATCAAATCAGTCAAAATAGAGAGATAGATTGGATTGATTTGTACGGGGGAGAGATTGGTGCCTTAAAGAAAGATTACTTTTATGGTGTTAGAGATGTTATAAGAAAGTATTATGGTGGTAAAATTAATATTATAACAAATTTCTCTATGCTACATGAAGGCTTTTTTGAAGATGATTTTTACTTATCAGTATCATATGATTTTGAAGCAAGGGAGAAATCTGATAGAGTATATCAGAATATGCTTCGAAGTGAGGTACCAATCGCCGTATTAATTCTTGCAAGTGAGAAAGTATTACAAAAAAATGTATCAGAAATGATTACAATGTTAAATGCATGTTCTAGTATTGAGAGTGTAGAAATAAAACCATACTCAACTAATCAGGCAAATCAACAACCTGTCACACACAAAGACTTTGAAGAACATGTTAAAAAGTGGATTGATAGTCCTATAGAAAAGAAATTTGATTTTATAAATGAAGGCAAAATTATACAAAGTATAAACAAACAATATTCTGCCTTTTCAGATGACCATGTTTATATTACACCAAGTGGAAAATTTGCAGTATTAGAATTTGATTTAAACGACAACGAATACTTTAAAGAGTTAGATGATTTCGGCGAATACGAGAAATGGGCGCTTGAGGAACCGATACTAAATATAAGTGATATATGCAGAAAGTGTCCTCATTATGGTCACTGCTTAACTGAACATTATAGATTTGTCACTGACTTGACATATGGTTGTAATGGTTACAAAGGATTATTAGATTGGTACGATGAAAGATTGGAAAATTAAACAAGAGTTGTATCATAGACTAAATGTAGTACATGAAGACGATTTGTCTAAAGTCAATATACAAAAAACAAATAATGTAGTTGATGATGCAATTAAATATTTTAATGAGAGAGATGTAGGCTGGATATATCCATCTAAAAGTTATGTGGTGGCCATCTGTTATGCTTGGTGGCTGTCACATGACTTTCAAGAGGATTTCGCAGACCTATTAAACGACAAAGATTTATTATATGGTAATGACCCTTATTTTAAGCCTTATAGTGAAGATACAGACACATATAATGCTATAATAGACAAGGTGTTACCACTTAATGAAACAAAAGGCATGGTACCAGACATAAAAAAATGGTACACAGCCGAATTTATGTTATAAATATAAGTAAGGAGAATGAGTTTATGATTAAGATTGATGGAAAAGAGTATGATGAAAGCAAGTTTAGTCCAGAATTGCAAAATTATTTAACAGTAAGACAAGAAATTCAAGTAGGTAGGACTAGACATATGGTTGAGATTGAAAAAATTGATGTATTGACGGAACATTACAACAAGAAAATTGTTGAGTTGTTAAAGAAAGAGAAACCAGAAGAGAGTACAGATGGCAGCGATAGCAAATCTAACGATTGACCAAGGAGCATCATTTAGTTCAGATGTTACACTTAAAGATAGTAGTAACAACTTATTTGATTTAACTGGTTATACGGCCTCAGCAAAATTGGCCAAAGGTTATAGTTCTACTAGAACCAGAGTAGCAATGACTACTACTATTGCCTCAGACCCCGCTACTGGCGTGGTTACACTTTCATTAACATCTACACAGACGGCAGCTTTAGATGCACCAGCAAGGTATGTTTATGACCTTGAAGTTACATCCGGAGCACAGGTAACGAGAGTTATCGAAGGAATTATTAATGTCCGTCCAAATGTTACTACATAATTAAACTTATTTTCTTTATAAATATACAAGAGGAAGAGAGAGTTTATGCCAGATATTACAGCTAAGATTAATACGAACACACAATCTGGTCCTCAGAAGGTGGCTGTCACATTGCCATCGGCTCAGGCAGCAAGTAACAATTCTCTTCAATTGAAATTATTAGGTGATGTTGATACGACAAATTTAGATGATGGAGCATTATTACAGTATAGGTCGAGTGATGCAAAATTTGTTGCTCGTACGGAGATAGTAACAACAACAGGAACGCTAGTGTTCAATTGTGGGAGTTTTTAAGGAAATATGGCAACAGTAATTCAAATTAAAAGAAGTTCAGCTACTACAGCGCCAAGTACACTGAAACAAGGTGAATTTGGTTATACCTTTGGTTCAGGTTCACAGGCAAATAGAGGTGACAGATTATTCATCGGTACAGGTGCAATAGATAGTAACGGTGACGCAAGTTCGATTGATGTAATCGGCGGTAAATATTTTGCAGACTTAAATGACCATGCTCATGGTACACTAACTGCTAGTTCAACACTTATTGTTGACGCTAACAAAGCGATTGACGAATTCATCGTAGGTAATTCTGCTACAGCCGGTGGTACAATAAAATTCAACGAAGGAACAAATAACGGTACAGCCTTTATAGGTTTAAAAGCTCCTAATGCCGTTACTACTTCAACAACATTCGTATTACCAGACGGAGATGGTACAGCAGGACAATTTTTACAAACAGACGGTTCTAATAATTTATCTTTCGCAACTGTCAATCAGTTTATTAACTTAGCTGGCGACACAGGTACAGACAGATACAATACGGCAGAAACTTTAACATTTGCTGGTGGTTCTGGTTTAGCAGCTGCCATTACAGATAATACGGTAACAATTAATGCAACAGGTTTAACAAATTCAAATTTATCAGGTAGTGCGGCTATCTCAAATGGTAACATAGCAAATCCACAAGTTACTTTTGGTTCTACTACAGTTGCTTTAGGTGCTACTAGTACAAGTTTAGCAGGATTAACTTCATTAGCGATTGACAATATTACAATTGACGGTAATGATATATCAACTACAAATACAAATGGTGATTTAACTATTACACCAAATGGCACAGGTACAATTACAGTTCCTAGTGACTATGAAGAAAGAGCTGGTTTCACAGATAACTCTTTAACAAATAAAAAATATGTTGATACAGTTGCACAAGGTTTAGATATTAAAGATGCAGTTAGAGTTGGTACAACTGCTAACTTAGCAGCAGCATACTCAAATGGTTCTTCTGGAGTTGGTGCAACATTAACAAACTCAGGCACACAAGCTGCTTTAGTAATTGATGGTGTAACGATGGTTGTTAACGATAGAGTTATGGTTAAAGACCAATCAACAGCCGCTCAAAACGGTTTGTATAAAGTTACAAACATAGGTTCAGGTTCAGCAAATTGGATATTAACTAGAACACCAGACGGTGACGAAGCTACAGAAGTAAACGGTGGTTCTTTCTTCTTTGTACAAGAAGGTACTGTAAATGGTGATAACGGTTATGTAACAACGAATAACGGAAATCCTACAATTGGTTCAGATGCAATTACATTTGAACAATTCTCAGGTGCAGGACAAGTTAACGCTGGTTCAGCATTAAGTAAATCAGGAAATACTTTAAATGTAGAAGTAGATGACAGTTCATTAGAAGTAAACTCAGATGCATTAAGAGTTAAAGCTTTAGGTATTACAAATGCCATGTTAGCTGGTTCAATCGCAAGTGCTAAACTTGCTGACCCTCTATATTTTACAGATGAAAGTTCTACACAAGGTAGTGTTGCATTAGGTGGCACTTTAGAGTTTCTTGCTGGCGAGGGTATTAATACTACTGCCTCAGGAAGCACAATAACAATTGCTGGTGAATTAGCATCAACTTCAAATGTTGGTGTTGCATCATTCAGCTCAGATAACTTTGCCGTGAGTGGTGCAGGTGCAGTTACAGTAATCAAAGTTGACGGGGAGACATTTTAATGTTTAAGTGGATTGAAAAAATTATTGACAAGGTTGTAGGCACATACGATGAGCCTGTAAAGTATCTAAAAGGTGTTGACACAAAAAATTTAGAGAAAAAAACTAAAAAAGAATTAGAAACTTTAGGTCGTAAAATCGGCATTGAAGTTGATAGAAGATTAACTAAAGCAAAAATAATCAAACAGATAAAGAAACATAAGTAATGGCTGTACAAATATTACCAAAAAGAAGTAACACAGCACTAGCAATTCCACAAGCGAGTGATTTGGTTGCCGGTGAGTTGGCAATGAAT